TGTGTATACAGGAAACTGTATCGAGAGTTCGAATCTCTCCTTCACCGCCACATTCTGCAAACACAAACCCCTGATTTTCCTAGAGAAAGTCGGGGGTTTGTGGTTTTTGGCGTCTGAAAAATGCCCATATGGGACTGAGATGGGACTGGGCTACTGTTTTGGTGCGCAAATAGAGCCCACCTGAATGAGTTATTGGCCTTCGTCAATTAAGCGATGGGCTAGGCTTCTCCAAACACAACTCCAAGGACGACCTCCATGCCAATAGACTCAGACTCCAACATTGCCGCGGCAGATGCTCTGACGTTGCTGCTGCACAACCAGCACGCGCTCGGGGCGGCAATAGAGGAGGTCACGAAATGGTTTTCAGAGAATGGCGTAGAGACAGTTGCAGAAAACGCGGTCGTGGCCATGGAAACCTTGGATACAAACGCGAAATCGATTGAAGATGCGATTATGCGACTGCGGCAGTGCTAGGGAGTCGCTTCCGAGTGCAGCGTAAATGACCGGCCACCAGCAATCTTTTTCAGATATTCACGGTGAGCGCAATCGGCCAAAAAGCAGACCCGGCAGATTGCTGCTTCATTCAAGAGCTAACCCAGAATCGTAAGACGCTCACTTCACAACCTACATACCTACCAGCTTTTGTATTGTTTTTCCTTTTTGTCGCGCTAATCTGAGCTCATGCTGAGCCCAGCAGACAAGGGATTTATCCATAGGAGCAACAATGCCAAAACCTCGCGTCTTTATTGGCTCATCCGTTGAGGGACTCAGTGTCGCTTATCCGGTACAGCAGAACTTAATGCACGAAGCGGAAGTTACTGTCTGGGACCAAGGCGTTTTTGAGTTATCTCAAACTACGATGGAGAGTCTGACAAAAGTTCTTTCCGAAAATGACTTTGCTGTGTTCGTCTTTTCACCGGACGATCTTGTTCGAATTAGAGATGTAACTGCTTCTGCAGTTAGGGATAATGTACTTTTTGAGTTCGGTTTGTTTATCGGAAAGTTAGGGCGAGAGCGAGTGTTTTTCATTTTGCCATCTGATGGTGACCTACGTATCCCTACTGATCTTCTAGGAGTAACACCTGGTAGGTATGAGTCAACACGCGAAGATGGCAGCATGCAAGCCGCGACAGGCTCTGTGTGCTATCAAATCCGATTACAGATCCAGAAACTCGGTTTTGCACCTGGCCGAACTGTTGTAGAGGAAAGCACAGAAGGCGGAGTTTCAGAGGATTTGGGGCAACGCGATTGGTTTTTCGACTTTATAGATGAAAAGTATGATGAAGCCAAGGCTACACTCCAGAGCGAAATGGAGAATGACTCGGGTGAAACTGCGCTCATCAAAAAGGCGTGGATTCTTTATTGCGAGTTAAAGTTGCGGAATGATGGCAACACTGATTTTATAATTGACTACGCTAACGAGCATCTTGAGCTCACAGGTGTTCAATCAATTGTCGCAACAATCCTTCGATTGGAAGGTAATGCCAGCAAAGCCATCGAACTATTGACTGCTGTCCAGGAAAAAAGGCCGAAGGATGCTCAAATTGCGATGGCGCTTGCACTATGTCATTCGGATGAAACCGACAGCGCTAGTGCAATCGCGGAACTGCAGCGTGTTGGACCGGATGACTTTCCGGATGTTGCCCTCCATTTGGCTGAAACACTTGAACGAGAAGAAAGTAGGAACGAAGCTCTTTCAGTCGTTCTGCGTTGCTACGCGAAGCACCCAAGCCACAAGGGCCTTCAATTTAAGTACGCTCGCTTGGCTCAGGAGCTTGGCCAAGATCATATTGCTGCCTATCTACTTGATCGCCTGACGTATGAGGAACCAAACTCAATTGAATATTGGGGTTATCTCGGAAACTCCTGTCTTCAGCTCGACTTATACGATGAAGCGCTATCTTCCTATCGCAGAGCAGAAAAGCTTATGGATGCAGAAAGCTCTTCGCGATGGATAACCGCTAACATAGGTAACCTATTAATTAATAAAGACCTACCAACTGAAGCGTGTGAGTACTTGGAGCGAGCTGTCAAGCTCGAGCCACTCTCCGAGTACACTCATGACAGACTAGCTTCAGCATTAAGAAAAAAAGCCGCTGGGACTAAAGAGTTTAAGAAGAAATGCGCTGAAGGAAAACGACAATTACGTGAAGCGGTTACGAGAGTTCTGAATCCGGTGACTGTTGAGTCAGATGCGCCGCGCGGTCTACTGAGTAATTTGCTTATGATTAATCCCCGCCCACCTGAGTGACCGCAATTTGCCGATTGCGCCCTGCGATCGATACATTGAATTCCAGCCTATGTTCAATCGGCCCCCACACCTAGCCCAGGCGTGGGGGCCTTTTTTTGTCCACACGGAAACCAGTCCCCCCGGGTCTGGTCTACCATTGCTTGACTGTCTGGTTGATGCCTGCATCGCCATTTACTCGGACAGGGAACACCCGTGCATGTCTGAAGTTTATGAGGGCTTGGCCACCGTTGTGGTGATCGCCCGTTATCTCGGGCATGGCCCGATCGAGCGGACGACGCTCGAATGTCCCGTGCGCTTCCGCAGATCGATCCGCGTATCCGTAACCAGTACCTGCGAGCGTGTCACTCGGTTCATGCCACGCTCGCCAAAAAGTGACAACACTGGATGACGTTATTGATTTTTGTAAAGTATATGAAGCCCTTTTTTAAATTTTAGTTTGTTTAGTGTTTTTTCTGTTTTTTTTGCTAGGGTGCGTATGTCGTTACAGACGCTCGATATCATAGCTGATAACGTTTCCATGACCTCTTCTTTCTCGAGCAAGCAATGCTGAGAGAAGCGCATGCGGCCGCAAAGCTCCACATCATCAAAGTAGTCGTAGCTGAATGCTGTGTAGGAATTTAAGTTGGACTCCAAGGTCATGATGTTATCTAAAGCCACGTTAAGGCGCTTTTCGTTTGTTTTGGACATCGAGTAGCCGAGGGTTTCTAAGTTGGCTCTCAGATTGGTTATGTTGCACCTCGTTGCGAAAAGCTGCTCTTCGAGTTCTTGCGATTTCTTGAGGGACGCTCTTATTGAGTCCTTCATTCGCTCATTGGAGTGATAAGCACTGCGCGAGCTTAGGTAGTGACTGATGTCAAAGGATGGAATCCAGATACCGGTAAATCGATTTAGGATGTTATTAATGCCCTTTATTTGCTTTGTTAGGTCTAGTATTAATTTGTATGCATCTCCCATTGCGCTTTCTTTGAACTTATTTTTCCACTTGACGTTTTTTCTCAATGCGAACAAGCTAATTATCAATGCGAAAAAAGCTAATGTGTTTGCGACTGATGATGAATCAAACCAGTTTAGTATGTTTAGTGGCCAATTAAATGGATGAAGTAGATTGAGTTGCTCCAACGCTGTGCTCCCGAGCAGGATTTTGAGGGTGGTTAATCTGGAGTTTCATTGCTTAGATACGTATAAGTAAATCCATGATGCCGAGTGCATTTTGATGTATCGACTTTTTAAAGGCGACTACACCTGACGTGGAGATCGCTATAGGCCAATTACAGTGATGAGCTTTTTCATATTCGTCCTTGATGAAAGAGGAACCAACAGCTTAAAGGTAAGCAAGACCAAAAGTCACTACGGCTACAGCCATTGCTCACATGGGAAATAGGCGCGCTGAGCTGGTCAAGTGCAAGTGCTGCGGCCAAGCCGCAATGGCCAAAAGAATTGAAGTATAAAGGCAAGTGAGGTCCAAGAAAGAAGAAATGCCTGGCGCAAATTCAACAGGCCCTCACATCCGTGCTAGGTCTGGGGGACTTTTCCTTGAGCGGTGTTAACCAACCCCCTTGGGCTGGTCCACCATTTTCCTACCATCTGGTTTAACGCAGAGAATGCCGTTACTCGGACTAAGATGCCCCTATCAGTGTGAAGCTGTAACGGGTGACAGCTTTAAGGCGAGTTGCAACATCCCCACCACGTCCGGTCCGTCTTCATTGATCCACGTCCCATAGTGCTGACGGATCATGTTCCCGTTGGTATGTCCCATCTGCTCGGCGATCCAATCGATTGAGGCAATTCCCGTCGTCAGCAACTGGCTGGCGTACGTGTGCCGGCACTGACCAGGCCCCCGATAACGAACCCCGGCCGCGAGCAGGTGAGCCTTGAAGAACCTGTCGCGCACCACGAAGTCGTTGACGTGCGGCAGGCCGCTTTTCGTGTTCAGGAAGACAAAGTGCAGTTTGTGTTTCCGCACAGTCTTGTTGTCCCGTTCTACGATATCTACGGTTTCAGCCTTTCGGTTCCTGTTCAACGCATCGATCTTCTTCAGTGCGTCCCAAGCGGGGGCAAGTAAGCGGACCTTGCGCGTCGATCGCCGGGTTTTCGTCACCCGGTAAGCCCCGCGCACTTTGGACCGGCGGAACGTCACGGTGCCCTGCTCCAGGTCAATATCCTCCCAGGCCAGGGCGATCGTCTCGGACACACGCGGGCCTGCCCATAACATGAACTGCACCATCAGCAGTTCGTGTGTGCGGTGGGTCGGTGTGTCGAGGATCTGTTTGATTTCCGCCCGGGTGAACGGATCCGGGGCTTCCGGATCGGGTAGGCGCACCATCAACCCTTCGGTCGGGTCGTGCGCGACCTTCATCCGCGTGCGGTACAAGCGAAACACCTGGCGCACGTTGCTGATGATGTCGCGGATGGTCTTGTTCTTCAGGGTCTTCGACAGCGTGTCCTGAATCCATACCTGCAGGTCGAGGTGATCGATCTGGTTGATCTGCACCTTGCCCCAGCGTGGCCGCACATGCACTTCGGCCTTGTTGGCGTAACCTCGGTAGCTTGAGGCCGCGACGCTGTTGGCCTTGATCTTCAACCACAGATCCAGGTAATGACCAAAGGTGTTTTCCACCAGCCTGGGCGAGTTGGGAAAGTGCCGGGCGTAATCGAAGGTGCCGGTCTGGATCTCGTATTCAATGATGTCGGCCAGGCGCTTGGCCTGGGCCACGGTGGCCGGTGTGTTCACGCCCGGGACCGTTTCCCGGCATTTCTCCCCGTTGTATTGAAAATAGATTCTCACGGATTTCCCGCGAGCTTCGACCCCACTCATGTAAACCCCTAACGCTGTACTCGTATGTCGACAGTCTGACGATCGGAAACAAAAAGGCCCGTTTCCGGGCCAAGTATCTGGAAGCGTGTCTTCTGGTGGACGCGGCTTATGGTTTGGGCCTGTGATGGCGCAGATGGGCGTTCAGCAGCTGCCGCCGGCGACTGCAGGCCTGGTGATTGCCCTGGGCGCGCCACTTGCCGCACTGGTCGCACACGCTGGTGTGATCGATGTTCCAGGGAAAACGCCGTGTCCGTATTGCGGCTGGGTCATTAGTCATGGCGGGACGACCTCTGTGCGGCGGGGCGGGCGAGCAGCTGGCTGATCACGGCGGCATCCGTGGCGCTCAGATCGCCCAGGGTGCTGGCCATCTGGCTGAGGCTTTCCAGGCGGGTGCGGGACTCGGGGGTTTTGTGCACTAGGTAGCCGATCACGGCGGCGCCGATGATCGCGGTGGCGACCAGGTGCCGCGCCGGTGTGGTAGCCTTCGCGCCGCTGCTGCTTTGGTTCTGTGCTTGCATGGTATAGCCCTCGGTAGTGGTTCGGTGTCGAGGAGCTGCAACTCCTTGGCACTGTTTTTTACGCTCAGTCCTTGCGTGCCAGGTGAATCACCAGGCCGTCATAATCCGGCTTATGTTCCACACATGATTGCCATTCCAGTACCCGCAGGATCTGTTGCCGACTGCAGTCGTCCACCAGGATCTCGCGCTGGCCAGCGGCCACCCGCACTTCCAGAATCTGCAGTAAGCCTTCCTCCCCGTAAGCACCGGCCTGAATGATCGGCGCGCTTTGCCCGGTAAATTCCAGACGGCTTTGCACCCATCGGAGCTTGCTGGTTTGACCGTCGCCGGCATTGCCCATCAACACTTGGATCTGCATCGGTCTTGCTCTCCTTTACGCCTTGAATGTCCAGCACTTGACCGTGGTCGGTCGGGGTTGTGAAACAGGGTTACGGTGGTTGAACGCGGCGCGCACGGCGCTGTGCACGGCCTTGTTGCTGTCGAGGAATTTGCGTGAGCGTGACTCCTTGAGTAGGTCACGCAGCGTGGCCACGTCGGCCAGCTTCTGTTTGTGTTCAGCGGCGCGTTCGCAGAACTCGTTGAGGTTGATGGCGATCACGGCCGGATCGCTGCTGTGGTCGACCACCGGATCTTCACTCAGGGATTCGAGGTAGTCGTAAACCTCCCAAAACTCGGCCACGGCCGGGTGGTCGGAACTGATCGACGCCTGGCGCTCGATGGCCATGCGCACGATCTGCCGCTGTGTGGCCGCGACTTGCGGATCACTCAGTTTCAGCACCAGACGCAGGCCATCCAGCAGCGAGAGCAGTTGTGCGTGGTTCTTGCTGATGCGCTCGACTCGGATGTAGCCGCGAAGGTCATAACCGCAGCTGCTGCAGTTGCCCTGGTCGCTGGCATAGGCCGTGCTGCAGGCAAAACAATGGGTGTGCAGGCGGCGCAGCTTGGCTTCGTGTTCGGGCATGCGCTGGGCGAACAGATCGAGCACGGCGGATTCTTTGCCCACTGCTTTCAGCAGAAAATGACTGAGGGTGCCGCCGTCCAGCGCGTTCAACTGATCAGCGGCCGCACGGCTTTCCGGGGTGACGGTCGGGCGCACAAAGTGCAGTTTGACGATACGCGTCATGATCGCTTCGTGAGCCACCACGGCGGCGTTCTGGCTGATGGCGATCGTTCCGCGAAAAGGCGGCTCGTAGGTTTCGTTGCCGGCAGTTTTCACGCCTTTGGTGGCTAGGGTGCCGCCGCCGTAGAAGTCTTTCAGCTCGTCCCATTCAAAGGTTTTCGCGTGTGCTCGATCATCGCCATGCCGATCAGCCTCGAGGAACACCACCGGCATCCCGGAGACCTGGCCCATCAGGCGCGAGCGCCCGGCCTTGGTCGACTTCATCGGGTCGAACCCCTCGTAACCTTCGCGGCCCAGCAGCTTCCACAGCAGGTTGAGCAGGGTGGTCTTGCCGGCGCCGGCCTCACCGGTGGCTTCCAGAAACGGGAACGACTGATAACGCGCGCGGATCTGTTCGCAGAACAGCGAGCCAAAAAAGAACACCAGGGCGACGAAGCCCTGGGCGCCGAAGCAGGTCCACAGCAGCTTTACCCACTGCTCGTTGAAGTCCTTGCCATCACGCTGCAGCTTGATCGGCACGCCTTTTTGCAGGGTTTTCAGACGCAGCTTGCCGAACTCGAAATAGTCTTCGCTGTTGACCTTGTAGGTGCTGCCGTCCTTGATCGCGATGTCGCCGTAGACGTAGCAGGCGTATTCCTTGCTGTAGCCGACGTAGTCGATCGTCGACACGGTTTTGATGCCGAACAGCTGAT